AGTTCCTCCTCAATAAATTCTGGGTAACATACTTCGCAATAATGATAGTTATTAATTAACCCACCACCATTATGAGTATGTGAATATCTACCACAACCCTCGCATAATAACCAACCACCCATTATTCATCCTCCTCTTTAATTAACCAATTATTATCTTCTAATCTTTCTAAATTAAAAGTTGTTATTAATTTATCTTCTACTTGATCGTATGTAGAATTAAAATCTGTTGTTTTATTATCTACAATATCATCAGCTATATCACAAATTAATGACATAAAATCACTATTGTTAACAATCATTATTCTTCCTCCTCTATGCAACTTCTTATATCTTTATCATCTAAATCGTGGATATATTCTATTGCTTGTTCCATATCCATAGCTGAAAATGATACAGACATTGTATATGTTTTTGGTTTAGCCATTATTCTTCCTCTCTTGTATCTTCTACATTAAATTTAATAGTTATGTGTGTATCTTTGTCCTCTACATACTCCCAATCGCTATGTCCAAACATTTCATAACACGCATAATCTAAATGTTCTGTTTCATCTTTTGGATTTAATAACATTATTCTTCCTCCTCTATGCAACTAATCTCATCATCAGTCAAAGTTATATCAAATTCTTGTAAGAAATTATCTTTAACTTTTTGCTTGTATTGTTCTACATTGTCTGCCTCGTAGTTGTTACCACTAAAAGATAACTCTACTAAGCAAGTAAATTCTTTAGCCATTATTCTTCCTCCTTTATTGGTGTCAAATCATCATATTCATCAACTTCAAAGTTTTCGTTCATATAATCACTATTGAAATTATATAACTTGCCGTTTTCATCTTGAACAATTACTTGATATAACTCATATTCTTTAGCCATCACTTCCCTACACTTTCCACTTATTATTTTTATAATCATATCTATCTAAAAATTGATCTATTTTCTTAGAGTTGTCAATATGACTATAAATTCCCATTAATTTACCACTATCATTAACAAATGTGCTTGTTAATTTCCATTTATTATTATTCACTACTTTCCTTTCTTAACCAACTTGTACTCTGTTGGGTTATCATAGTCAAGTAAGGTATAGTCACTCATAAAACTATCTTCCATTACTGTATTAATAACACTATCAAAAGCTATATCTGTTTGATTAGTATTACTTGCTATATATAAAGTAATTTTTTCTACTTTAATATTATTCATATCTTCCTCTCTTTAATTAACCTACCTACATTGTAACCACTATGTTACATATTACAAGTTATTAACCTACATTTTCTATGTGCCTACAATATCGCTACATAGTCGTTGTGTGCCTACACTTTAGTTATATTGATCCATAGAAAAAACCCTAGCTAAAAGGGGATAACTAGGGCTTAATCTTGTTGTTAGTTACTATTTATTTACTATATATATTTACATAACAATAATGACATATATTTAAATCATCTATATATTCTATTTTATTTTTACAATATTTACATTTTTGCATTAATTCCCCCATACTTTAGGAAATAGTCTTTTATATTCTCTAATCATTTTGTTATATTGTAACTCTTTTAATGTGCCTACAATAGCCACTCGCATAACTACAATAAACCCTATGGCTATTATTAACCCCTCTACACTATACATTTAAACCCCGCTCTTTCTCTCTTAGAATAATTTCTAATACTTGTTCTCTAACAAAACTATCAATAGAAAATTTGTTATAATAACCTACGCTATTAAATGCCCTTAATCTTTCTATGTCTAAAACTTTTATAATAGTTTCTAATATTTTATCTTGTGTAAGATTTTCACAATCTTGATAAAAATTCTGTATGTAAGCAACACCTTCTATTAATGAAAGTAAATCGCCTTCAACTTTAAAATTATCTAAATCGTATTTAGTTTCTATATTTATTTTACTCATTTAATTAACCTCCCTTAAAGTGTTATTTCTTGTGTAATATCTTTTTCTGTAACTGTAATTTCATAATTGTAATCTTCTAAATCTTTCCAATTTTTCTTTACAATATCCTTAAAAATATTATCACTTCTTTCATTAACTACAACCTCTTTAAAAGGTCTATCATCAATATATATTTTATAAATAACCATTTTCTTAACCTCCCTTTAGTGCCTAACCTTTAAACACTACAAGCAGTACACAACAAAGAAAATGTACTGCCTAACTGTTTAATTGAATAGATTTAAACTATCTAAATTGAGTTTTAACCCGTTCTCTAGTCGGTCTAATTCACTTCTAGCAGTCTTATAATCTTTATATCTAACTACTTCATCATTAATACGATAATGTTTAATAGTCTTATCAAGTAATAATATTTTATATTCTTTTGTTTCTGTAAACCCTGCTTGTACTTCTTCTATAAGAATAGTAATTAGATCTTCAATTTCATAAGGTCTATAACCGTATTTGCTAAAGATATTACTATTACTTGTATCTTCTTTATGTACAAATAAAACTCTTTTAATTTTAGAATTAAAGAATTTTACTGTACTAGCACTAAAATAATAACTATTTAATTTAATCATTGAATGCTCTTTAATATAAGTGCAGTCAATTTTATCTGGTCTAAATTGCATAGTATTATTATTTTCTTTTATTGTTGTAGTTTCCATTACTCCCCCTTATTTCTTTTTATACAATTATTGCATATATCTTGTTCGCCATCACTTTTAAAATAGTATTGGCAATATCCACACAGTGTTACACCATCCATTAAATCAACATTACTACTTTTATCGTCCATAAAGTCCTGGACTGTTATCCGTTCGCCTAGTTTCATTACTTCTCCCTTTATAGTTTGTAACCTTTAGGTTACTACATACTTGTTATATGTATAGTATTTCTTTTAATTTCTTTTATTGGTTAAGGATAACCTGGAGATAATCTTATCTAACTTATCTCATTCAAAACCATACACCCCATATTATTCTAAAAAATATATCCTATGTTTTACAGAATGCTTTATTTCTAGGGTATTTTGAATTAAACCTTATAAACACTAAGGAAAAAAAGATGTCCTATAATCTATATTATGTTGCATTAGTCAATAGAAGTGCATAGTTAAAGCTGACAGGGTGCCCTAGCGTAGCGTAACACACCAGTAAATCCTTGGAAACTTTTACTAAGAAATATGCACTGTCTTGGTAGATAAACTACAGTTATTAAGACTGCTTATACAGTAATAAGTATTATCCCTGATCTGTTTGAGTGGTTGTTTACACTCTGTGCATTTCATACTGTTTATTCTACTTGTATATCTTTTATTGTGGTTCTAACCCTGTGTCACTCCCTCCCAAAAACCAGAATGAACTCAATTAAGTAACATTTAAATATGTGAAGTAATAGGCTTTTACCCTAGTTACTATGGTCTAGCTAATCCACTTTCCCTTTAGTGTTGATCCAACATTCCTTTCCTAAGAGCTAGAGAAATGTTTTGTTTGTTGTTGTCATAGTATCACAGGATAACTAATATGCAAGTACCTGGAAACACCAGGTGCTGCGTATGAGGATACGCTTCAATTTATGAAAGAAAGAGAGCTTAACATCTAACAATGGTGGGATGAAAAGGTTTGTGGATTTCATATTTTTCATTACAGTAAATGGACAGACTGTACGGCAAGAGAACCTAGAGCAATCTAGGTTTTTTTGTTTATTGACTTAGTTTTTAATTTAGTATATAATAAAGTATCAAAACACTTCCCTGTTTGTGATTAACCAAAAATCCCTAGTTCTTCTAGGGTATGGTACGATAACTTTATGAAAGATATATTGGTAGCAGACTGCGACAAATGTTTATCTCCTTACTGGGATGAAACAGGATCAGGACTATGTCCTAACTGTGAATAAAAAAATTTTTTTTACCCCAATGGATCTTGTAAATCACTAGGAGCTTGTCTGCCTTTTATTCTTGGATATGATCTGGGTTTATGATTATTACAGTGCCGAAACTTATTGTATTTAGAAATAACTGTGTTGCATTCCTTGTGAACGCAGACTCTTCCACTACTATATGTTGTAGAGGGTTTATGATTAGGATATTGCTTTCCTTTGATATAATCACTCATACAAGATATAGTATAGGAGATATAATGCCGAAAAAAGGTTACAGCCCTAAAAAAGGGATGAAAAAAAATAAAGTTAGAAAGAAAAAATAATGGCTGAATGGCGAGGAATGAAAGTGAAGTTAAATTCACCTAGCCCTATATCAAAGGGTGAGCCTGGCTATGGTCGTAAGAAGTCTAAGGTCTTTGTAATGAAAAATGGGAAAGTCAAGAAAATAATGTTTGGCGACCCTAATATGAAGATTAGGAAAAACAATCCTAAAGCTCGTGCTTCTTTTCGTGCTAGACACAAATGCAGCACAGCTAAGGACAAAACATCTGCACGATATTGGTCGTGTAGAGCTTGGTAAGGAGAGAGAATGGCTAAAGTAAGTTGGATGTATGGTGGCAAAAGATATAGTGGCACCTTGATCCCTAGTAGAGAAACAAAGACACATAGGTTTGCTAGAACAGAAAATGGAAAGATAAAAAAACTTCCTAAAAATAAAAAATAAATAATGGCTGAACGCAAACAATGTAGCAATACAGGTTGTGAAAAAAAATTTACTATTAAGAATGGTAATAGTCGTTATTGCTCAACCCAATGTTCTAATAGAGCTAAATACAAACGAGCTAAAGAGCGTGAGCGACTAGAAGCTATAAATAAACTAGATATAAACGAAACAACATTAAATCGTGGTGAACACTATAAAGACTATGTAAAAAATTATGCAAGTCTTGTAGAACAAAAAACAATATCACAATCTGATGTAGCACGACTTATAGGCGTAGCTAAAGATATAGTTAACAAAATGCACAATGCTTATCGCATAGATAAGACTAATGCAGAACAACGAGAAGATTGGACAACACCACAAGAAGCTATTGAGTCACTACAAAAGTTTGAGGATTTTAGAGATAGGTACTTTCAAACAGAAACTGGAGATAAGTACGAAACAGCAGATTTTCACCAGAGATGGATTCAATCTATTTTAAATGCTATTGATGAAGGTGGAGAACAGATGATTCTTAGTCCACCACGACACGGCAAGACTGACCTACTTACACACTTTGCTATATGGCAGATATGTAGAAATCCTAATGTCAGAATTATGTGGGTAGGTGGTAACGAAGAGATTGCAAAGAATGCAGTAGGTGCTGTTGTTGACCACTTAGAACATAACGAAAAACTTATAGAGGATTTTTGTGGACCAGGAGCTACATTCAAACCTAAGAATAGATCAGGTAAGTCTTGGACATCTGGTCAGTTTACAACTGCTACAAGAACAGTTACTGGTATTAAATCACCAACTATGGTTGCTGTCGGTAAAGGTGGTAAGATTCTTTCTCGTGACTGTGACTTAATTATTGCTGATGATATTGAGGACCACGGAACAACTGTACAACCTAGTGCTAGAGAGCAGACTAGGCAATGGTGGACAACAACACTTTCTAGTCGTAAAGAAGAACATACAGCTATTGTTGTGATTGGATCAAGACAGCATCCTGAAGATTTATATAACTTTCTTTTAGAGAACCCAGAGATGACAACGATTGTAGAAGAGGCACATAGTACGGAGTGTGTACTGCCAGAAAACGAAATTGAGTTACATTCTGACTGTATGTTATGGGCAGGAAAACGTAGTTACAAATGGTTATTGTCAAGATTACACGCAGCTGAAACTACAGGTGGTAAAGCTATCTTTGAGATGGTGTATCTCAACAAAGCATTTGTAGATGGTATAACAATGTTTGATGTAGAAGAGATAGATGTTTGTAGAGATGTAAATAGAGTTGTAGGGCAGGTACCTGCTGGAACACATTTGATAGCAGGACTTGACCCAGCTTCTACAGGTTATCAGGCTTGTTTCTTATGGGCTATAGATTCTGATTCAGGAAAACTTTATATGGTTGATATAGAAAATCAAGAGGGTGGTGGTGTTATACAAGCTAAACAAACGATAAAGAAATGGCACGAGATGTATGGACTTTCACACTGGGTTATTGAAGAGAACGGTTTTCAAAGAGCGATACGACAAGATAAAGATTTAAAAGATTACTGTTCAAGAACAGGTATATATCTTGAAGGACACCAGACACAAAAAAATAAATTTGACCCTATCTTTGGCGTTGGAAGTATGAGAGAATTATTTAAGGAACAATTAATAAGTTTGCCTTATGGTAGTGCAGAAAGCGAAACAAAGAGTAATATATATCGTAGGCAACTAATTTATTTTTCAACTGGTGCTAGTAAGCAATCAGGTAGAAATAATAAGTCAGATGTTGTTATGGCTTCTTGGTTTCCAATGAAAGTTATAAGAAGAATGCAAAAAGAAAGATTAGCTGAAGTAGGATTAGATTATGAACCAAGTTTTGGAGAATGGGATA